GAACCTCCCCTGATCGTTCTATGCCATAGAACGAGGGGAGGGGATCGCTCTCCCAGTCCGCAAGATATCCTCCTGGGCGGCAGAAGTACAAACTTGTCTTCCGCTCTAGGTCCAGCACTGTCTCGCCGTAACCCGCCACTTTTGTGGTAGGAACACGGTTGACAACTTTCTGGCAAAACTTCCTGCAGGCCGCCCTCACTGAGGGTGCACTAAGCAGGTCGTTTTCCAGAGGAGCTCTAAAGTAGAACTCTGCTGACCTTACCCGTCCGAGGGCACTCCTGTACCCATCAGCAATGCTGGTGCGCAGGAGAGCCTCATCGGACAATGGCATGGGATCTAACAAAGGTGAGATCTTCGCAGCGCTAAGCTCTGCGTGATCTGCCATTAGATTCCTAAGCCACTGTGACGCTGCCTTGTCTATCGGCTGCAATGCAGACGGTTTAGACACAGACAATCCCGTTCCCTGTACCAACTGGACAACTGTCCGTTGCGAAAGGAATTGGAGCCACGCCACATGGTGTTTGAGGGATCGTTTGGGAACGAGGGGAATCCCCACGCCACCATAACCCTCCGGTGCCGCAATTGGCAACCCCATCTTATCGGCTAGCATCCACGTATAATAATACGGGGATAGCTTCCACAGAGACCTCCCAAAGGGGATTCTCGGGCGCTCAGAGTTCCCTGCGACAGCCGCACTTTGTGTGGCCCAGTTCACAGCTCCCTTTGAGCCTCCGGGTGGGGCGACCAAGATGGAAGTGGAAAAGGAGGGGAGAGGGAAACCATTGTCCGTTGGTATCTCAGCAATGAGACCATGCCGCTGGTGCCAAAAGCACTTAGGCAAGGACAGTTTACCTCCCATCTTCTCTAGATTACTATTATATAGTAACCTCCTTTCCTGGGTCCAGCGAGGCTGCAATGCATCATCTCCGACCCCTACCATCACGACGTCACCTGACTTCAAACCGAGGTGGTACTTCGACTTCTTCTCCCGCACATTGTACGGGAATTCCTTCAATGTTTCCTCCGCTGAATAAAGCGAAGTCAACATGAGAGGGGGGAAAGATGTTGGGTCTCCCATCATCTGTCCAGTCGTAGTAACCGTACCCGCTTCCAAGTAGGTTGTGTTCAGTTCGTTGATCCAATCATCCATATGGTTGATTATCACACTGGCATGACCGAACGGGTAAAGCGGAGTACCATCCGCATTATCCCCGTGAACATTAATACCACGTACGTTGACCAAATGGTCATCGTCTAGTAAAGGTGCACGGGGGTAATCCTCAAACATTCCGAAAGGACCTAACTCAGAGTTTACTGCACCAAGAATAATATTCTTGGGCCCAAAAAGCTTGTCGTAGTACTTAATGTACGGTCGCAAGCAGGGGTAAACCTGAGCCAGTTCTTCGTAAACTGTCTGAGTGAGCCACTGAGGGTGGAAGTCAGTCGCGGCGGTGCAATCTTGGGAATTCCAAGGGCCCACCTCGCCTCCTAGATCAATTGACCTACTGCCACCCAAAGCTTCAGAAAACCGGGGGTCATTGACCATAACATGATCAATCACCCGGCGTAGGACTTGCTGCACCAAATTTGCTGCAGTTAGAGAACAGGTAGGATACCTAGTTTTCAGTCCCTTTTCCTGGGCCTCAATTGGGAAGATGGGAAGAACCTTGACATTGTCAAGGACATATTCCACTCCCTTTTTCAAGTAGAGCTGCATGTAGCGAGCTGTACCCGGTAATGTTTTCTCTAGATCCTCCCATGGACCTGAGAACAATGTGTCGAAACCCTTCCTCTTAGGGAGGGTAACACTCAAAGAGAGCAGCCAATGGCAAGCTCTAACAGGCGGACCACTACTGGTCCGCTCCCGGGTTACAGTCATCCGACTGCACTCCACACCACATTCATCGCGATGCAAAAGGGCGAAACCCAACATCACAAGATGTTGGACACCCCTTACATGCCCGCCCTGCATCTGGGAATACCCAAATGCTGCGTGGCCTGATGGCATCGTGAACAACTCCGGTTTCTTAACCTTTGGAGCCCACCGATGAATGTAGTCCTTGATGAAAGGCCTCCAGCCTGCGACTTCAGGAGGTGGGTCAGACGTAAGACGGCTGATCAAATCCTCGAGTCCAGAGCCCCCTTTGGGGGCAGGCGGAAGTGCACGGCCACTGTAAGAAACTAACAGTCCGTGTCTTCTTTCTGACATCCGCAATAAGCGAAACGTTGGTTTGGCAGAACCAAACCACCAGGCTCTGTTAGCCTGGCACACTTCTTTGAAGTGCGTTGCTGCTTCTGCAGGATGAGAAATCAACTTAGCTTTAAAACGATTTATGGTCTGAATACAACTACTATTTAGTAGTTGCCAGCTGCCATACCGCTTTAGGCAATCAGCCCGTACCAATTGGTACGAAGTAAGAAGTGAGTCCCATACAGCTCTCATAAACTTTAGAACGTAAAGGTTACGCCGGTATCGCCGGACCCCTTTATTTTCCCGTTCGTGGCTGGCAATACTTGCCACCGCACGTACGGAATCCTCTGCCCAAAGGGCATAGAATTCATGTTTAG